CCCGGAGGTAATCGCGAGAACGGTCGCGGAGATCGCGGACACTTACGACCTTGTACATTTGGCATACGATCGATGGCGGATAAACGACTTCCAGCGAGAGCTCGATAATATCGGCGCTGCAATACCGATGAAATCATTCGGTCAAGGTTTTAAAGATATGGCCCCGGCCGTCGATAAGGTCGAACAACTTGTTGCTGAGCGGCGGCTTTTGCATGGCAATCACCCGGTCCTCAACATGTGCGCGGCTGGTGCCGTGGTTCAATCCGACCCGGCCGGTAATAGAAAACTAAACAAAGCAAAAAGCTATTCAAAAATCGATGGCCTGGTAGCGCTGGCAATGGCGCTCGGAGCAATGGCAAGCGAAGAAAATCAACCGAGTGTGAGCCCTTGGGATAACCCGGATTACAAACTCTCGGCATAAAGGAAAAACTGATGGGCGTTTTTGACGTATTTAAAAAAGCTGAGGCTCGATCAATCGAGAACCCTAGCGTCCCGGTTAGCTCTGAAAACTTTTTTCAGCTCATGGGATTTTCAACATACGGAACGACCGCTGGTATAACTGTGAACATCGAGGCGGCTCTAGGCGTTCCGGCGGTTTGGTCGGCGGTTAATTTTATATCTGGCACACTGGCCGGGCTTCCTCTTGAGGTCTATCAAGGTAACGAAAAGGTGACTACCGGCGTCGGAAGCTGGCTCGATCGAGCGGTTAATCCGAGCTTAAGTTCTTACGACTGGCGTAAGTACAGTTTTGAGCAAGTCCTAACCGGCGGACGTTCGGCAACTTTGATTATTCGAAACGGCAACGGCGAGACGACTGATTTAGTCCCTCTAGACCCGGCGGATATTACAGTCGCGGAAACTTTAGACAACGGATATCCGAGCAAGGTTTATCGAACAAAATCGGCAATTTATCAAGCAAACGAAATTCTCGATCTAACCTTTATGGTAAAAAATAATCAGCTCGATATTCGCGGTCCTATTGTCACAAACAAAGATATAATCGGTCTTGCTATCGCCAGCTCTCGCTATGGCTCGAAAGCATTTCAAAGCGGTGGCATTCCCCCGGCGGTCTTGCAAGGACCGTTTAATTCTGGAGCCTCAGCGTCTCGAGCGTCCGAGGATGTAGCGAACGCGACGGCTAAACTGGCCCAGGAAGGTCGCCCAATTATGGCGTTGCCTCTAGGCCATGAGCTGAAGTCGATCGGTTTCTCCCCGGATCAAATGCAGCTCCTCGACTTACAACAATTTTGCATCGAGCAAATTGCGAGGATTTACAGTCTCCCTCCAGTGTTCTTGCAAGATTTATCTAAGGGAACTTACTCAAACGTCGAACAACAGGATTTGCACTTCGTTAAACATACGCTTCGCCGGTGGATTGAACAGTTCGAGCAAGAAATGAATTTAAAACTTTTCGGTCGAACAAGTGATTTGAACGTCCGATTTAATGTCGATGGTTTACTTCGCGGCGATCTTAAAACCAGGATGGAAGCTCATTCGCAAGCAATTATGAACGGCGTCAAAACGCCTAACGAGGTTCGAAAGTCTGAGGGTCTTGAGCCGTTGCCTGGCGGCGACGACTTGATGATCCAGGGCGCGACAGTACCGATTACAATGCAAGGCGGATCGAGTGCCGATCCCGAATAAAGAGATGATGGATCAAGCTCGCCAGGGCTTGGAACTTCGAAAAGAATACGGACGCGGCGGAACGGCTGTAGGCGTTGCTCGAGCGCGAGATATTGCCAACGGTGCAGACTTATCGATAGCGACTGTCGGCCGGATGAAATCATATTTCGCTCGGCATGGTGCAAATTATTCGGAGCATTATGGCGAGAAAGAAGCGGACGGCGGACCCAATGCTTTCACGATCGCATGGAAGTTATGGGGCGGAACGCCTGGGCGAGCTTGGGCGGATAGAGTTTTTGAAAATGAGGATGATAGAATGCTGGAAAGAGCTGCACCTGATGGGCTGTCTGTTGGCGATTATGTAACGTGGGACAGCTCCGGCGGTCAAGCTTACGGCCGCGTTCGGAGAATACAAAGAGACGGTACGATCAATGTCCCGGATACCGATTTCAGTATCGAGGGAACTGAGGACGACCCGGCGGCTTTGATTATGCTTTATCGAGAGGTCGAGGACGGCTGGCGTCCGGCCGGGCAACTAGTCGGGCATAAGTTTTCAACGCTTACAAAAGTTCAAGAGCGAGCGATCCAATTCGAAACCGAGGATCGACACATTCAGCAAATCACAGAAACCGAAGATCAAATCATAATCGTATTCGGAAAGTCCGATGAATACGTCGATGATAGCGAGGACGATGAAATGGACGAAGCCGCCTATGGAAAGAAAAAGAAAAAGAAAAAATACCAGCGAGAAGCTCGGCAAGTTTCAAATCTAGAGGTAAGAAACCTCGACGATAATACGGTTACTGTTGAAGGTTACGCCGCCGTATTTAATCAACAAACAACGATCGGCGGACAGTGGCGCGAGCAAATAGCGCCTGGTGCATTCTCTGATGCGCTCGATCGAGATGATGTTGTCTTCTTAATTAACCATGATGGTTTGCCATTAGCTCGCACCAGGTCGGGAACCTTGGAGTTATCAGAAGACGATCACGGCTTAAAAATGAAAGCGAGCCTGGACATTACTGATCCAGACGTCCGCTCGATCGTTCCAAAAATGAAGCGCGGCGATCTAGATAAAATGAGCTTTGCTTTCATGCCGACGCGACAAGCTTGGCAAGACGGCGAAGAGATGCCGCTTAGAACAATTCAAGAGGCTAGTTTGTTCGACGTCTCGATTGTCACGACGCCAGCATATGGCGGAACCGACATCGGACTTCGCAGCTTTCAAGAATATCAAGAACAAAGATCGCGGAGCCATGTCGCTCGCCGTCTTCGAATGAAATCCAAATTTTTGAAATAGGGTCGGGTGCTCCTGATCTTAGCCCATTTTTTTCCTCCCCGGGCCTTGGGCAAGCCTACAATTAGAAAGGGACATTAATGTCTGATCTTAAAAACCTTCGGGAGCAATTCGCTAATATAGCGACTAATGCCCGATCTAAATTGTCTGAAATCGCTACAGACACAACAGAAGAAAGAGCCGCTGAAATCGAGCGCGAGTTCGATGCAATGATGGCGGACGCTGACAAAATCGAAGCGCGTATTGCTCGCGAAGAAAAAGCCGAAGCGTTACAAGCAAAACTTGCTGAGCCGGACACTTCAAAAATCCCGGCCCCAGAAGGTCGCCAAACCCAGGCAGTCGATGCTGGCTTTCAAAAAGATTATCGTACTGCTTTCGCTGAGTATATCTCAAATGGCGGTGAGACAGGTCTTGACGCAGAAACCCGATCTCTCTTGGTAGAAAAAAGAGTTCAAACTGTCGGAACAAATACCGCTGGTGGTTTTACAGTACCAACTGAAATGGCAACCTTTATTGAGCAATCAATGGCGGCGTCTGGCCCGATGTATACATCTGATCTATTCTCAGTCATCCAAACCGCTGACGGTCGCCAGTTCGACATTCCAACGATCGACGATACTGCAAAGGTTGCAGCGGCTCATACTGAGGGTGCGGACCCAACCAATGATGGAGGGGTTGACGCTGTTTTTGGAAGTAAGTCGGTCGGTGCATTTGCGTTTAATTCTGAGTTCATAAGATGGTCGGCGGAGCTTAATGCTGACAGCATTCTTAACATGGAAAGCTTGCTCGGTCAGTTAGTCGGTGAGCGCCTTGGACGTATTGCAAACTCTAAGTTGACAACTGGAAGCGGTTCAAGCGACGTCGAAGGTATCGTTACAAATTCGGCGGCTGGTAAGACAGCGGCAAGCGCGACGGCTATTGCAGCGGATGAAATCATCGATCTTATCCACTCAGTCGATCCAGCTTACCGTAGCGCACCATCGACCGCGATAATGATGAACGATAGCACTCTTGCAGCGATCAGAAAGCTAAAGGATGGAAACGGAAATTATCTCTGGCAGATGGGCAACTATCAAGCCGGTGTTCCACAGAACATTCTAGGCTATAACGTTGTCGTTAACCAAGCAATGGACAGCATAGCAACCGCGAAGAAAACAATCCTTTTCGGTGATATGAAAAAATTCTATGTCCGCAAAGCTGGCGGTATATCTATTCAAGTATTAACCGAGAGAATGGCTCCCGATTTAGCGATCCTTGGCTTTTTGAGAGTAGATGGCGTTCTGTCTAATACAGCGGCGATCAAGCACCTAGTTCAAGCTTAATACCTCTGGGGGGCGTTCGCGCCCTCCTCCCAATTAAGGAGCGATTAAATGAAATTGAAATTATTACAATCGATGGCCGGAATAGAATTTTCTCACAACCGGGGAGATATAATTGAGGTCGCAAACAACGACGAAGCAAAAAGATATATTGAAGTAGGTATCGCTGAGCCGGTCGAAGAAACAAAAATAGAGACAGCAACAAAGAAAACGCCGGAAAAGAAAACAGCGGTTAAAGAGAAATCTAAGGATTAATAAATGCCGACTTTAACTCTACAACATCGAATAGAGCTAGTAACAGCTCCGGCGACTGAGCCGTTAACTTTATCCGAGGTTAAAACACAGCTTAGGATTGAGCACGACGACGAAGACGCTTTGATCGCTCGATTGATACAAGCGGCTATCGATTATGTGGACGTTACCGGCACACTTGGGAAAGCTATGATTACCCAGACGTGGGGAGAGTGGGTTGCACCAAATCCCGGCACGGTTACGCTTTCCCTCGGCCCTAT